GCCTTGTAGGGGTCCCAAGCGGCAGGATGGACCTGGCACACTCTTTGGCCACTCCCTTGGCAAGCAGGTGCTCGTAGAGGTCGATGGCGCTGTTGTAATGAGTCAGGATCTGCTTCTCGGTCAGAGCGACAAACTCGGGGTCAAGATTGTCGTGGCTTGCCTGCTTGTTCTTCAGATCCTGAGAGCGCAGGTGAGGCACCCCAAAGGCCCCAAGCTGGTCGACGGAACTGTAGCGCTGGCTGAACTCTTGGAAGCTGAACGAGCGGTGGCGCAACACCTGGGCGGCAATGGCGCGGGTGGTATTGACCTCCACCTGCATGCTGGCGGTTTCAAAGATACTCCAATGCTTGTGTTTGATGCAGTAACGGAGCAGTCTTGGAGCGGTCTCGTGGTTGCCCTGGTTATTAGGATTGGAAACTCTGGCGCAGTAGGCCATCTGCTTCTCTGCATCGGGAGTGATGTTGACGAAGCTGGCGGTGTGGACTTCACGTTGCATCAGAAGATGTCCTCATCTAGTGGCTCCTCCATCGTACCATACGACTTATACCAACTGGGGTACTCCAGCTGGCGGATCACTGGCTCTTTTATAGGCCATTCGCCGGACTCGCTGCACTTGGCGTACAGGTCAAGAGCCTTCTCTACCTTGTAAAAACCCTCATGCATCATGCCTGGAGACACTTCGAAGAGGTCTACGGTGAAGGGCGCTTTGCGCTCCACAGCAACAAAAATAAATCGGAACGGCTTGTCGTAGGCCTCCATGGCTGCACGGGTGTAATACGCAGCCTGAAAGTCGTAACCCAGATTGACAACCTTCTTCATAAAGGTTTCGGGTTCGACGCTGTCAGTAGTCTTCAGATCTAATACCAGCCCCTCTTCGATCATAAGGCGGTCCAGACGGGCCTTACAGCTAACTCCACGGTCATCCCAGTAGACGGAGACCTCGTTGTGCTTGATGTAGTCGGCCTGAGAGGGGTCGAACCACGCAAGCTTGGCCAATTCAGCTGCCATGCCCTGCACGCTGCCCCAGGGGTCGTCCTTGCCGCCGGTATTCAAAACTTTCTTACGACCCACGCTGGCTTTCCACTCTTTGCCGGCTTTGGTTGCCAAGTTAAGGCCATCGGGCTTCATGATATAACTATTATCAAACTTGTCCCTACCGTCCAGGGATAAGCAGTGCAAAGCGGTTCCCATTTCCATGGCTGGAGTAGGGATAACCTTGTTCTTAAGGGCCGCCTGGTAATGAGCCGGGCTGTCAAGGATCTTCTTAAGAGATGACTGGTTGACGCCTTCTGCGCGTCGGTAGTCAAACTCAGGCTGGTTGTAGGCTATTTCCACGTCGACCAAGTATTTGCTTTTCAGTATACCCGGTTTGATACGGTAGTCAAACTCAGGCTGGTTGCAGTCTACTTCCACGTCGATCAAGTATTTGCCTCCCATTATACCGCATAAATCTTAATGACCCATTTCGAGTCAGCCTTCTTCGCCTTGGTCCACTTGACCTCCAGCTGAGGGATGATTGAAACTCGATCGTCAACCCAGAGCACCTTATTGACGCTATCGAACAGGGCTCCGATGATGTTGTCGCCGTCAGCACGGCCTTCACCATAGGCCTCGATCTCGACGCGGATAGGTCCTTCCAGGGGCGGCCAGGGCCACTGCTCCTGCACCTGTCGTAGCATTTCCTTCTGCTTCTTGCGATAGTCGGCGGGCATGAAAGTACCCCTGCTCGTTACTCTGGGACGGGCCTTCGAGAACAAAGGGAGGTTAATCGTCAGCGTGGCAATCAGTTCCAAGAACGAGGGCTCCCGCAATAATTGCAATAGCCAAGTTTACCAACAGGAATACAACTGTGCTCGGGTCAGGTACTGGAAAGGTCACCTCCCACTGGAAAGTGACCTGTCCTGGCATCTCAACTGTAGACTTCACTGTTCTCTAGATAGAAACCCAAGACACCTTCTGGATCAGTGTTTCCATGAGATACGTAATCATGGGCGGCTCCGTACAGTCCACGAGGGTTGTGACTAGGAGACCCGTCGGCGTTAATCGCCCCGCCAAACGCCTTCAGTAAAGACAGAAGTGCAGCTGAGCGACTTTCTTGACGTTGATCGCTATATAACCAGGCCATTTGATCGGAATCGTCAATCATTAGAGGCACCCTCCGTTAGAACCAAGCTCACAGGTAGAGCCGTCTTTCTTGATACCAAGAATGAAGCCACGCTTCTCGACGGTAGCAATTATCTCATCTTCATCAAACATGGCCAGGTCCTTCCTGTCCATAATCGACTTGATCTCGTCGCTAGTCAGCTCCACAGGACCCAGGGATGGATCCCACATGTAATCCTCGTCAGAGTCCCAGTGAGCCAGGGGTTGGTCATCGACGTCTTTTACGCCATACTCAGCCAGTAAATCCTCGCCGCTAGCAGCGCAGACAGTGTAGTCCTCAAGCACATCCTCGTAGGTAACGCCGTAAGAAGTCTGCTCGCCCTCCAGTGAGGCGATCTCGCGGTTGATGTACCAGATTGCTTTCTTGAGGTCTTCGGCCGTCCTGGAGGGATCCTTGCGGCCAGCTCGGGATACGTACTTGACGGCGTTGCCCAGTCTGTAGCTAAGCCCCCAGTCCTCGATAACCTCGATAGTCTCGAACTTGCGGCCCTCGGTGTAATGCGAGGGGTGGTTAATGTTGTCGTGGGTCATTTACTGGATTCCTCCTTCAAGTTGCGGTTGTCTCTGCAGACAACGATTTTCTGTTCCCGTTTGAGGCGGACTGTCACTCCATCCTTTGTCCATTGTACCACTGTTCCTGCTTTCCACCCGCCTCCACAAAAAACCTTAACGGGCGTACCCTTTCGTATTGAACGCATTGGCAGAGGCTCCTGCTGCATCCACTCGGCGGCTTTGACTGCAGATGGCTTAAACTTGAACTCGCCGTTTTTAAGCTGTCTCAATGGTCTGGCCTCCTTTTAAATCACGCATAGAAAAGATCATAGCACGGTCAGTATGCTCTTTCCAAAGTTTTTTGGCTTGATTCCAGTTCAATCCTTTGACTTTTTTCATTTGAGGCCACAAAAGGACATAGAACTGACCTTCATAGTGATTTCCCTCAACATCAGTAGGTTCCTCTGTCTTCTTCCTCTTTTTTCTCGTCATAGTGAAGCTCCTCCAGAATTGTGTTAATGTGGTCGTTGTACTCTTTGTCGCTCATTGACTCTAAAAGTTTTTTGTGAGTTTTTGTGTAAGCGTCAAGATTGTCGTAGTTGATTTTCACTAATTAAGCTCCATCAAAAGATGCTGAGGCATGCTGCCGCCAGTGCCGGCAATAGCTTTAATGATTTCTGGAAGATTACGATTGTTCTTCCCAAGCTGTAAGGACCACAGGTCGTCTTTAGTGTCATAGCGAAGAAGGCCTTGAGCAGTCATGTCGCCAATAACTTCGTCAACCAGATATTCGAGACGGGTTCGGCCGTCATCGTCCTCCAGAAAGTCGCTCCAGCCGCTGTAAAGCTCTGAGTGAGCACATACAGCCGTGATGGCGCCAACCACCTCACAGGCCCTTACAGCACGTCTGAACAGCAGTATGGACCAGACGAAAGGCTTGACGTCTGCGGTAGTCAAGGCGGGAGTGTCATCGTACAGAAGACCAAGGGTCCCTGGAGCTACCTCTGCTTCTTCGATACTGAAACCAAAAGCGGTCATAATCATCTTGCGAGTGTGCCTAGTCTATTGCATAAAAGAAGAACCCCCCTGGATTTTGCCAGGAGAGTTACATCTTTATTTATATGGAGCGTCGCGGGACGACACTTGAGAGGTAGCCCAAGCTAGTGTGCCGATTAGAAAGGATCGCTACTACCGCCAGAACCACTGTCTTCACGGTACTCAAGGAAGGTTACCTGAGCGTTTTTGATATCCAGGTAGATCTTCCCTTGATACTCACGTTGAACAAGCTGGCCGGAAACCCCGACCTTATCCCCACGCTGAAGACGGTCAACTGCGATCTGACCTGCCTTGCCCATGACCTCGCACTTGTAAAACTGGCCAAACTTTTCTTCGCCCTTCTTGGTGTAGACATACTGCTTGTCTAGCACGCTGAAACTGACGACGGAGTTACCAGAATCAAACTGACGCACAGTGCAGGGATTTTCTCCTTCTTTGCAGGTAACTGTGCCAACTACGGTGACGGTTGCCATTTGCTTCGTTCCTCTTAAGGTCTGGTTTGAGGTCTCTTAAGTATATCAGGCGTAAGTCCGTAGCTTTTTGATGATCGCCTTAATCTCCTTGCCAGCAGTAGGAACAGGATACCCCACAGAGTAGGCAGCCGTCGAAACTCGACCTAGCCGAGCATAAGCAATCATCAGATCCTGCTGCATAGGAGGGACCATGGCTTTCGCCATTATCTCTTTGATCTGCAACAAAGCCTCGCGAGAAGAGCGCGACTGGTCTTCGCTAGCAGGGCTTGGAATTAAATTCAACAAAGAGCCTACACCGTCTTCATTGTTGACCTTTACGTCAAGAGAGCCAACGTTATAGGCAGTTGCGGCGGAACGAAGGTAGTCGACGTCCTTAGGGGCATGCCTGCGCCCCGAGCCTTTGCCATGTTTCTTGTAATAGAACATCTCCCGGATGCAGCCCTCAGGGATATAGATCTTCTGCTCGCTGGAGATTAGGTAGCGCCCAAGACGCTGTCTAATCCAGGTCACTGCAATCGTGGAA